TGAGATTGTTGTGACCTTCTCCAATCTTTAGTGGATTCCAGATAACTCTATAAGGTTCCAGTAGATACCACCCTTATTAGTGATCTGGAAGGTAAGCCCAGGTTGGAGACAGGTTCCCACTCACTCGGAGTATAGGGATAACAATAATAGAGATGGAGATTCTCGAGTTTCCTTCACCATTTATTGATTAACATTACAGGCATTATAATCTCATAATATTAAAAACAAGCTTGTTCTAAGCAGAGCGAGTTAAGAGAGTCAAGTCCAAATTAGGTCTTACCACAGCCTGGAAGTCAGATCTCTCACGGCGCAGCCGATTCAAGAGCTCCTCCTTCCTTACAGTCTAAGGGTTTTATATCCTTATCCAACTGACTTTTCCTACAATATGGGATTCCCAATAATTCCCCCCTTTTACAGTAAGCTAACTACTTATACAAGATATATTTTATTATAATGAATATGGGATCCGAACCTTGTTCTCTCAGTTCCCAAGCGCTAACTTACTAAAATAGCTATGACTCACATCCTATGTTGCGGTTAACTTTCAAGCTCTTATTTCTCTATAACTGGTGACGCAAGCTACTTCCTGATTCTGAGCATAAGCGATACTTGCAGTTAACTTGTTCTTTAAGCTATCTAACTTACTCCCTAAGCTATCTATTTAAAAAGCATCTCCTTAACCTTATTCTTCTAGTTATACATCTAAAAAGTAGAAAGCATACCGCCTGACCTCGAACCCACACAGGCGAGGTACTGTCTTTCTACTGAGCCTCGGATATGGCTTCAGGGAGCTCCTTACTTAGCTTGATGAGCCATCCTCCGAACCCCAGTAACAGGCTATCTTAATACAATGTAATCACACACAGATCTCAAACAGTCCAGCTCCTTATTGAGATGTCTTCAGATCCAGGTCTTCTTCACTACTGTCTGTAGTTGCGTAAAGTCGAGCAGCTGGAACCCGACGGCGCCTGCGCAGCTTAGAGTACCCGCCGGGAGGCCTGCTTGGCCCTACTTCAGCGGGGTTGATCTGCTGTATTTCTTGTAACTCCTCTTCAGAATCCGTACTAGTGGATTCATCGGAATCATCTTTCCTCTGGGACCTGAAACGATTACCTAGCGGGTCCATAAGGCTCCATCCATAAGGTAGGGCGAAATTTACCCACTTTTTTAAGTCTCTATGAGGCTCCCAGCCTGTGAGGGGAGAAACACTGAGTTCCTCATTCTCACTATCTTCCTCACACTCCAGCCAATCCTCCGGGCAAGTAAAGGGGGGCTGGCCCTTGCTTATTTCCGGGTGGTCTTCCCACCACACCCTCTCCTGCCTGGAGGGCATGGCTGGTCCATAGGCATGGATCCCTGGTCCCAAGTTAGTGGAAAACCCTATCTGTCCTATCCGGGGGTTTCTCATGTCCTCCAATTGGGCGGCTTGAAACTTAAGGGATTTCCAAGTAATCATAGGTCCTGAGGCAGGAGTATAGTTAACACTGTTCTTAAATCGTATAAAGTCCAATTCTGGTGTTCCTCTTAGATATTTCTGGGTCTCAGAAAAACTAGCAGAACTATTGTCAAACAAGGCAGGGTGTCCCTGATTGAACCTTATAATAGTAGGCCAACATTGTTGTTCTCTTTCATGCAGCCCCTCGCGGCAGAATATACCATAACACACAGGGGGGCCGCAACACATATCATTTTGCAATTTTGGATCATGGCCCGAGCAGATCATCATCAAAGTCCCATTCCTGTGGGCCTTTATCATCACCTGTCCAAAACCGGGCAGTCGCATCTGGGTCTCCCAGCACCCAAGTCGTGATCTCTGGCTCCAGAGAACTGTCGGTCCACCAGGGCTGTACTGGTTCTGCCATTTCCAGTGGGTTATCACTGCGTCCAGGGTCATCCCTGGCACATTGGCACAAAGAGGATAAGGGCTTAATACCGGAAGTATCGACCCGCATGTCCTGGTCTCCACCGAGTGTATGCTGTCCGGGTGTTCCTCCTCCAGTGCCTCTTGGATTCTCCGTGACGAGGTTGGGGTGGAGGCTAGAACTGGATTGAAAAGGTTTTGTCCTAGGATCGCATCGATCGGTCAGATGCCTGGTAAGCATTTGGCATAACATGTATGGCCCCTTTTTGTTTCTAATGACTTTAAATAGCCCGGAGGGACCCAGGGTCAGTCGGGAATTATCCATAAAAACTGTATAACAGTGCTTGCAAGAATATATAATCACCCATTCCTTCCCTCCTCTAAGTTCATCTCGTTTGAGATGAAGTTTATAATTCTCATATATCTCATGAGCATGTTTCTCAGAAAAGAGGGTGGTACAAGCTAGTTTTAATATGAGGTCTTCCTTACTGTCTGCCGCAGTTGGGTAGTCATCGGGCTGGGCCAAGAAGGAGGAGAGATCCACTCGTCTGCAGGCTACTCTTGCTTTCTCCGGCGTTCCACCGCTAGCCATCTCAATATTCTGATGACTAACAAAAGTAAAATGATAAGTATTATCCCAATAATGACCGGTTTAGCATAGGCTAGTATGCTGAAAACATTCCCGAAGAGAGTTCCTGCAGCTTTCTCCAGTAAGGTCCCGATTGTACTCACAGCAGACGCAGCTACAGGCCAGACGTCCTCTAGGGCGTTTCCAAGTTGCAGGATCCAGTCTGAGTAATCTCCTTCGTGGAGATCCAACCGAAGTAGCTCTTGTTCTGATCTGTGTATCTGGTCTTTTATAGATTCCCAAGTGCTTGTTACCTTGATTTTTAAGCTCTTTAGTTTGGCAATGATCCCAACTAAATGAGGAAGTCGGACTCTCAGTTGTGGTATTTGTGGGGCAAACAGCTTGATTTCAGTATGAGAAGTTAGTGGTCTTTTAAGTGGTTTACCATAGCATTCGAGAGAGTCATTCACAGTCACTACTACAGGTTCATAGGGGGGGAGTGAACAATCAGTGTGGGAAGCCATGAGTAAATAACTCCCATTTTTCAAAGGATGTAAATAAACATAAGGAGCCTGTATATTTTCTGCCAAGACTGGACAATCAGATCCTGTCAGGTTGCCGCAAGGTTCCACTTCCATCACCTCTTCACATATTAAATAATCTTGTTCGTGACAATCAACTAAATGCAGAAAAGTGAGTTCTTCACAGTCTTGATTCACAATCTCATACGGATGATGTATAGTCACATGGGTAAGGTATCCGGAATTGTGGGTCAAATGTCCTAGATTGGCCACTTGCCAATTACGGATCCAAATTCTTTCTGGTAGTATAAGCTCATAGTAAATATATATTTCCCACATAGTCGAGTCACTGGTATTCTTCACATTTTGGACATCATAAGTGATGCTTCTTGCAGTTCTTCGAATTACATTCATAACCTCATCTGTATATTTCAGTTCTTCTTGTATCCATTTATTTTCGAGTACTGACCAGTCCACTCGATTTCCTATTAGCAGGTTCTTAAAAGTGGCTAAGTGGGTATGTAAGTGTTGAATACTAGTCATGTGTCCTAAAAGTGACACATCATGAAGTGTTGCTTCCATTAAGGTGACGATATGATCCTGGAGGAGATGTATTCCTGCGGCTAGATTTTCATCATTCAAGTCTGACAACTTAGAAAGCGTGGTAATGGCTTGATTCATTGATTGTCCTGTTATCTGGAGCCTTCTCCAGTTATTTATACTTCTCCTCGTTCTTTTACTTGAACAGACTTTTCGTCTTCCGTCCTGCGTTTTATTCTGATAACTGGCTGGAAGCGAGAAGTCAGTCAGGAGGGAGAAGGCTCGGTCTGCAGGTAGGTCGCCCAAGAAGACCCCTCTTCGGGTGAGCTTGCTTGTCAGCTGACGTGTTACATCTATAATATCATATTGCTTCCCTTGCTTTACACACTCAGCATAGATAGATGTAACCTTATAATCCTGATCAGTTAAATTCCTTGCCTCAATACAAATTGGGCTGGGAAAGGCTCCTAAATAGGCCAAATAACCTAAATCAGATCTAATTTCAGCACTGTCCCATTTTGGTTGGAACAGACAATAGTCTTCTGACAGATAACAACTCAGGTTGTCTGGGGTATGGGCTGTTTGAGAATAGGTTCTCCAATACCTGCAACCATAGACGTGTACTCCATCCTTTTTCTCATAATTCCGACATTCTGGTGGATAGTCCTGAGTGTCATTTCCTTGTCTTCCACAGTCTCCTTCCCACAATGACCAGCTATAATAAGTCTTGTTTAATCCAAAGACGGCCTCTGGTTTCTTGCAAAAGTCATATGTTGTTAGATCTCTAAACCATTCACCTTTTCCTAGAGTGTGCCAGGTTCCTGGGAGTGCCTCGGGGTTAAGGCAGCCAGTCTGTGGATTCAGGAAGGTTTCTAACTTGCGTCGGAATAATTCCTCTCTTTCTCTGCTACTTTGTGTGTAATTCCACCAGGAGGAGTATAGGGTAGGGCTACAGAAGGCTACAGCCCCTATCTTGTCTTGCAAGGGCAGCCTATAGGCTTCATATCTAGAACCATTATTACTAATATTATACTTCCTGAAATCCTTCAATGACAGTTGCCTCGGCGGAGGCTGATTATAATAATCCCAGGCTGGCAAATAGTCATAATGTAAAGCAGTCAACCATGAATTATTTAAAGGGCACTGGTCTTGTATTATCTCCCGAGTTGGCCATTCTTTTCCCCCTGGAATATGTACCACGTAGCAGTGCCCAAAATGTTGATAGCATCTCTTAGCTATATATTCTTCTTGTGTGTGAGGATCCCCCAGGGGGAGGTCAAAATTAAGGACTACATCTTGTAACGAGATCAGTTCTTCATTTATGGTTTTTATGAGGAGTGATTTAGCTTCTCCTTCAAGGTTCAACTTCTGGGTGAGAGTGCTAGAGTCCACCATAACTACTTGTGAAAGTCCCAATACCCTCTCCTTGGAAATTATGGGTTTTGGGTGAGGTTCCAGGAACAAGCCCTGTGGTATAGAAGTAAAATTCACCTGGACAGGCTTTTGTGCCAGGTGTATTGCCCTTCTCAGTCGGGAATAGTGTGGAGGTGTGGTAGGCTGAGCATTAATGCTATTACTATTGTTCCACACCAAAATGGGACCTGGGCTCTCAATAGCTCCCTTCCATTGTAACCTAAATACTGCTATCAACACAGAGATCAGCAATATGCTGAGTACTGTGAGAATGAACACAATCCATGCCATTATTCTTGTGGAGGTGGCACAGCACAGATAGATCCAGTATTTGCACCTTATTCTGAGGGAGACTTCTTCATCACCCGGTGGATCAAAGTCCGGTAGGCAAACACTCTCCATTTTAGGGTTCATCTGTAAGAGGTTGGTCGTCTCTAGGTTATATCTCCACTGCAGCCACTGCTGAAGCGTCATCGGAGGAGCCATCCTGTGGAATACAATTCCCGCACTCCTTCCAACGATGCCCACAACGATCTTCACAGGACCATGTACACTGCGGTTGATGATATTTGTCAGGACACTGGTAACCACACCTTTGGCAGGTCCATGTGCCTGTATCTAGGTCATACCACAGAGAAGTGTTGGGCGGACACGGTGTTGCACTTGGGCAAATTTCTGCTGAATCCGGAGTTTGTGCAAGTTTCTGGTGTGCCGCAGGTTTCAAGTTATCAATACTAACTACTTTGTCCTGGCCTAGGTGGTCTATTATAACGGTCCGTTCGTTTAGTACCTTCTTAATAGGTGTGGGCTTCCTCCATTTCGGACGCAGCTGTGCTGGCCTGGCTACCCTCTCCTGGACCAACAGGCCAGGACTGGGAGTCCAGGAGCGGGCAGTGGTCTGTGAAGGAGAAGGGTATAAGTCCAGAAGACCATCACGGACCTCTTTGAGGACTGCGAGTTGTTCTTCACGAGTAAGGTCCAAGGTATCCAGGTTTTCAAAGGGAAGATTACAATCAGCCCCATACATCAACTGATGGGGGGTATATTTTTGTCTTGTGTTGGGAGTGTTGTTCAGAGCAAGTTGTACAATTGGAATCAATGGATACCACTTTGTGGGCCGTCCTGCCAACAGTTTCGTTAAGAGCCGCTTTATCTCACTGTTTTTCCTTTCCACTTTCCCACTACTCTGGGGGTGGTAAGGAGCACTGTGTTCCAATTGTATACCCCGGTCTTTGGCCCAATCAGCCAAGATGGAGGAGGTGAATGCTGGCCCCTGGTCGGAGTGCAGCACCTTAGGGACAGCAGTGCCAGTGAGATGTGTGAGGGCCTTCACGGTTGCGTTGGCAGTTTGGGCCTTGGTGGGGTAAATCCAAGTGAATCCAGTACCTGCATCAACAATTACTAGAGCATGTTGGTAACCATTGGAGGGAGGGAGTGGCCCAATATAATCCATGTACCAAACCTGAAATGGCTTGGTATCATGTGGGATAACCAAGGGTGGTCTTGGTTTCTGATTAGTTGAATTAGTTTGTGCACAGACAGTGCAGTTTAGCACAATTCGAGAGGCGTCAATGTGCATTCTGGGCCACCAATATTTTTGTTGTAATTTTAATAGGAGTGCCGATCGTCCCAGATGGGCAGATCCGGGCCCATCATGAGCGAGTTGGCACAATTTAACTCTATCAGCTTTAGGCGGGATTATCTTGAGTCCTTCCTCTCCTCTCCTGTCCACATAACATAGTCCATTAACCAATTTATATTCATACTTATTTGGGTAGCCCTGGGGGTTAGGCCTCCCAGTGCTAAGGACTTGCTCAAGCTCTGCATCCAGGCTGGGTTTCAATTCATTTGAGAAGACCTTATAGCTTCCTGAAACAGCTTGTTTATCTGCTAGAGCATTGCCCTGAGCATGGGGAGAGGCTTCTGCTGGTTGGTGGCCTGGCTCATGTATCACGTGGATATCGGCCTTCAAATTCTTGCATTCAGCAATGGCTTTCCATTTGCTGATGTGTTTTAATGTCTTCTTCTTATTATTAACAAACCCGTTAGACTCCCAATAGGGCAATTCTTCATTATAACTCTTAGCAACATAATTACTATCTGTCACTATCAGAACTGGTCCCCTTATTCCAGTTGCTCTTCTTATGGCAAACTCAAAGGCTGCTATTTCCGCATATTGAGCAGTATGGTCTCCTAATGGAAAAGACCACAAGTGTACAATTCTAAAGTCCGGTTCAAACTTAGCCTGTATGATGCCCATCCCTGCCGAATGCGTCTTGTTGGGCTTGGGTGACCTTATAGCCGATCCATCTGTGTAGAAAATTGCCTCATAATGCAGCAGGGGAAGTATTGTCATTTCCTTCCCTGTGTCTTGCTGTGGTACTGGTAAATTTTGTAGGTCAGGTAAAGTTGCATCATGATGAAACTTTATCCGAGGATCCTCAAAGTAAGTCTGCCATTTCAGCCATCGAATAGATAGTGCTTTTCGCTCGGAGAGTGGAGTCTTCTGTAACTTAGTCATTGAGGCAATAGCCGAATATACATGTATTTCTTTCCCCAAGCTCAGATCTAAGGCCTTCAGTAATCCCTTGTGGATGGTAGCCATTATCTTTTCTGTAGGGGTGAACTTTAGTTCAGTACTGGTGAAAAGAGCATTATTGTATGCGATGGGCTTTTGCCCTCCATGATTGTAAAAACGTATATATCCAGCAGTGTTTGAAATGTGAACCTTCATTATTAGGTCCACATCAGGTCTTCTTTCTTCCAGGTTTTCCGTTGAATTAAGGGCCTGTATTATAGTTTTCAGTTGTGTAGTATGGTCCATTGTCCATGGGATACATTGGCCTTTGGCTTTGGGTATCAGTTGATAAAGAGGAGCCACTAGCTCAGCAAAATTAGGTAAGAAATTCCTTGCAAAATTGATAAGTCCCAAGATGCTTTGTAATTGTCTTAAGGTAGTCGGAGGCTGTAGATCCATTAGTTTCTGCTTGTATGAGTCTGTGAGTCCTCTGCCATTTTGGGAAATGGAAAACCCCAAGAATTCCACTGTCTCCTTTGCTAATTTGCTCTTTTTCAGGGAGACTATATAACCAGCTGTGGACAGTCTGTTAAAAATAGTTTCTAGTATGTCAAGATGTTCTTGTTCAGTCGCTGAGCTCACATAGACGTCATCCACATATACCTGAACATTTGGTATGTCCTTCAAGATGTCTACGACATCTGCTGTAAACAATGCTGGAGAGTTTAGGAATCCCTGGGGGAGGACAGTCCAACAATAGGTTTTGCCTCCCCATGTGAAGGCAGTGATCCAATAATCTTCTGGTTTAATGGGGTGTGCCCAAAATCCATTGGCTAGGTCAAGAGTAGATTTATAAGGCCCCCGATACAGGGTATTTAGTATGCTGGCTGAGTGGCAATTTTGAGTGGCCACCAAAGGGGTCACTTTGTTCACTTCTCTGTAGTCTAACACCATCCTCCAGCGTCCATCAGCCTTGGGGACAGGGTATACAGGTGTGTTCATTTCACTATTTTGTTGTCTTAATACCCCCTGTCGTAATAAATCATCTATGACTATTTGTATGTCTGCTTTTGCCCTTGGATTTATATGATATTGTTTTTGAGGTCGAGGTTTCAAGGCCCCAGTGGCTATCTTATGTGGCTCAATACGCCGATGTCCGACCTGGTTTTCCCAACATTGCCATAGAGCTTGGTATTGATCCAACAGTTTTTTTAATCTCATCTGGCCTTGAGGAGATAAGGTGCTTTCAGTTATCAGGGTGTGTTTTTGGGATTCCACATCTATTTTAATAGTCAGCTCCAGTGGTCCTGGTTTATACCAGGGAATATCGACAGGAGCTACCAATACATAGTCCAGGGCAGTAGCTATTACTTCACATTGTACTTTTCTCTTCTCGATCTTCATCTCCACGTAATACACATCATGTTCTTTTTCATTATGTATGGTAGTAATCAGTTTTTTTCCCACTGGTTGTTCTTCTATTATATATATGGCTGGGACACAAGTGATTTCAGCCCCAGAGTCCCAGTAGCCTTTAAGATGATTGCCCTTGATTTCCACTTGAAGTGGGCGGAGTGCCGGCATCTTGTGGGGGTATGGGTGGAGCAGCAGATGTTAATCTCACACTGTGGACCGCAGAACTTCCTGTGTTGTTTGTTCCTTGGCTGCTTCTCCCACGTCCGCGACTTTGCTCGTTGACGGGGGCGGGACCCCGGCTGAAATTCCTGTTTTGGTTCCCGTTTCCAGGGGTTGGCTGTCGATAAGGGTTCGGATTGTTCCCACGGTTCTGTTCTTGTCCGTATCGTTGTGGCTGTTGAGGATTGGGCCTGAGGGGATAACGAGGTTGATTAGAATTATTTGGGCAATCCCGTGGCCCAGGAAGTTGTGAATTTTGTAATCTGTTTCCCTCTTGACGTGGAGTCTGGGCGTTCTGTCTGCCACGATTCCTCTGACCTCTTTCTTCTTGGTTTCCGGTACGCCTTGGCTGTTGACGCCGTTGCGGCTGTTGTCTAGGTGGTTGGTTGTTGCGTCTGGGAAGAGTTTGTTGCATAGGTCTGCCCAGGGGATCTAGCCCTAGGATGGCGTAGACATCACGTATGATGTGTGAAATCATCACAATTCGTGTCGCATTATCGGGAAGTGGGTCTAGCCTAGCCTGAACGGCTACACAAACAGCTTGTCCCGGGAGGAATCTTCGACAAATACCCCAGACTAGATCCCAATTATCATCGGAGAATAATAACCCCAGTTCTATGGCCATCACTATCCCATCTGAATTGGCAATTTGTCCTAGTGTGTCTCCAAGCGCATGGAGAGCAGTGGCTCCAAAAGTACGTTGCCATAGTGCTGCCAGACATTCTTGCCATGACCCACATTCCAAGGGTTCCAAGGCGAGCCCGGGATGCCGAACTGTAAGAGCATTCACTGTTCGACTGCGCATAACAGCGTCCTGGACCGGGTAAACACCTTGTAAGGCAGGTACTGCCCGTGCCAACCATAGAGGGACTTCTCTGATGTTTGCGGGGGTTTCTCCGATTACAGCACGTATATGTGTGATTGGAAGGTGTTGAGGAACTGGCATAGGCCCTGGAGCAGGTGCAGGAGCAGCAGGTGGAGGAGGTCCAATAGGCGGAGCAGGCAACGGAGCTGGAGGCTGGGCTGGAGGTGGTGGAGGAGCAGGTCCTTGTGGGACCGCTGGTGGTCTCACCCCTTGCATCAATCTATGAGTTATCTCTCTTAGAATAGTTATCTCTTCCTCCAGATGTTGTCCATTTAGTAGGGCAATCTCAGCCTGTGTAACTGGACAAAATCCCTGGGAATATTGTTCTCCTGGCTGATAATCACCCCCTTCTAGGGGACCATATCTAGATACCCCATGAGGTATATGAAAGTTATTCAAGATGTTTTCTAGAGTTGCCATCGGAGCAGAGACCACTGGGTAAGGTTGGGTCCGAGGATTTGCAGTCCGATTAGGAATGGGTTCCCATTGAGGAATAGGCAAGGGTTGCCCTGCAGGATCTTGTAAATGGATCCTAATAAGATTGTATCTGTCTCCAATCCCCCATGGTCCAGAGGTTGCTCTACATATTATAATATCATTATGTTGCAAAACTCGTGGTGCGGGTAAATACCCCTGGAGAGCTATAGGGTCGAAGTCATTAAGAGCCATTCCTGAGACGGTGCCTCAGTTCCCTAGGGATAGTAAGCAAGAGCCTTCTCACTCCCCTCTTAGTTATCTTGGTCAGAAGAAAACTCGAGCCCCACGTTGGGCGCCAATTGTTGTGACCTTCTCCAATCTTTAGTGGATTCCAGATAACTCTATAAGGTTCCAGTAGATACCACCCTTATTAGTGATCTGGAAGGTAAGCCCAGGTTGGAGACAGGTTCCCACTCACTCGGAGTATAGGGATAACAATAATAGAGATGGAGATTCTCGAGTTTCCTTCACCATTTATTGATTAACATTACAGGCATTATAATCTCATAATATTAAAAACAAGCTTGTTCTAAGCAGAGCGAGTTAAGAGAGTCAAGTCCAAATTAGGTCTTACCACAGCCTGGAAGTCAGATCTCTCACGGGCGCAGCCGATTCAAGAGCTCCTCCTTCCTTACAGTCTAAGGGTTTTATATCCTTATCCAACTGACTTTTCCTACAATATGGGATTCCCAATAATTCCCCCCTTTTACAGTAAGCTAACTACTTATACAAGATATATTTTATTATAATGATATGGGATCCGAACCTTGTTCTCTCAGTTCCCAAGCGCTAACTTACTAAAATAGCTATGACTCACATCCTATGTTGCGGTTAACTTTCAAGCTCTTATTTCTCTATAACTGGTGACGCAAGCTACTTCCTGATTCTGAGCATAAGCGATACTTGCAGTTAACTTGTTCTTTAAGCTATCTAACTTACTCCCTAAGCTATCTATTTAAAAAGCATCTCCTTAACCTTATTCTTCTAGTTATACATCTAAAAAGTAGAAAGCATACCGCCTGACCTCGAACCCACACAGGCGAGGTACTGTCTTTCTACTGAGCCTCGGATATGGCTTCAGGGAGCTCCTTACTAGCTTGATGAGCCATCCTCCGAACCCCAGTAACAGGCTATCTTAATACAATGTAATCACACACAGATCTCAAACAGTCCAGCTCCTTATTGAGATGTCTTCAGATCCAGGTCTTCTTCACTACTGTCTGTAGTTGCGTAAAGTCGAGCAGCTGGAACCCGACGGCGCCTGCGCAGCTTAGAGTACCCGCCGGGAGGCCTGCTTGGCCCTACTTCAGCGGGGTTGATCTGCTGTATTTCTTGTAACTCCTCTTCAGAATCCGTACTAGTGGATTCATCGGAATCATCTTTCCTCTGGGACCTGAAACGATTACCTAGCGGGTCCATAAGGCTCCATCCATAAGGTAGGGCGAAATTTACCCACTTTTTTAAGTCTCTATGAGGCTCCCAGCCTGTGAGGGGAGAAACACTGAGTTCCTCATTCTCACTATCTTCCTCACACTCCAGCCAATCCTCCGGGCAAGTAAAGGGGGGCTGGCCCTTGCTTATTTCCGGGTGGTCTTCCCACCACA